CTTCCACTTCCTCTTCTTTAGTTTCTTCTTCTTGTTTATTTTCTTCTGTCATTATGCGAATACCTCCACATTTATTGTTTCAGTATCAGAGGCAGTCTCTCTTGCAATTCCTACTATGTAAGCTAAACTTGCTGTCAAGTCTGCGTTTACACACGCCATAACATAATTTCCTGGAAGAGCAGTCTTCACATAAGTATTAACAGCAATTGCTCCACTTGCAACTAATTCATACATTCCACCTTTATCCGCAGTTACAGAAGTCTCAGTATTAAAATTAGTGTCAGTTGATTCATTCACGTCAGCATGAGCAAAGCCAATAAATGGGTCTCCTGTTCCTGTAGAAGCTGTAGCAGTGTGAGGGTCTGCATTTTTAAGATAAGTTCCTTTTGCTATTCCTGTAGAAGTTGCACAAGTGTATCTTGTGGAAGTTTTATTTGTAGTGTCTCTTAAAACTGCTTCTCTTGCCATGTAGTTAATCGGTAGAACGACTATTTAAATCTTTCCTTCAATTATTAATTGTAGCATTTTTAGCCCAAATCCTAATGTAGCTAAAACACATAGATACAATAAACACACTTCTGTTAATGTCGTCATAATCCCTCTTGAATATAGTCTCCCATTATGATTTCTCTATCTTCTTTAATTCCTATAGAATGAACAGCAACTCCTGGAATAATACAGTTTGAACCTCCTCTCTCAAATTCTTCTGTGATGAATGTTAGGGGTATTTCTTTAGCTTTTTTTAGTATATCCTTTGGTATTTTCTTACATCCAAATATTTTCCTTAAAGAAAAATGTCTTGTATATAAACCAATCTTTCCGAAACCATATTGTTTATTTGCTACAATTCCAAAAAAAGAGCATACCTCGACAAGTGCTTCTTTAGGAAAAATATATTCGTAGGCACCTAAAACAGATGGTCTTAAAGCCCCTTGAACTAAATCAACCTCTTCTTCTTTTGTTTTTTTATTTATTCTTCTCCATTTCCAAAAAGCACTTTGAGCGTGTGATTTCCAGTGTTCTACTTGTTCAAATTTTCCCCTAACATAAAAATATAGGTGCATTTTACTTGAAAGCGTTTGTGATTTCGTCAGCTAATCTTTGAGCCTCAGCTTTTTTTAATTGCTCTGGTGTTAATTTTGCATCTCCGGCATCAGTCTTTCCACTAAGAATATTTTTTGCATACATCTCTTCTTCTCTCTTCATAATCTCTTCTCTTCTATCATTTTCAGATTTAAGTTGGTCTCTTACTTCTCGAGCTTCTTCAAGAGCTGACTTTTTTTCTGGTTCCTTCGCTGCCTCTTCCTCTGCTTTCCTCTTAGCCTCTTCTTGTATTTTTTGTGTTTCTTCTTTTTCACTCATTTCTTTAACCTCCTTACATCTCTCTTCTTCTTTTTAAGAATCTTAGTAATCTTCTTCCCAAATCTTTTATTGAAACAAAGTTTATAAAGTCTATTAAGAGTTTTCCAATCGTCATCAGTTTTAGGCTCTTTCCAGGATTGATAACCATCTAAGAATCCAGCTTTATACATCTCTATTAATGCACTTCTCTCATCGATGACTTGTTTTTTTTTCATTTTATAAAAGTATTTTTGTGGAAATATCCGCAACCATCCAGAAAATTAAAGCCCATACAACCCAATTATCTAACTCTATAGTCATTCTGTTTCTCTCCTTGATGTTGTTAAATCAACAGGTTTAATATAACCCTCTTCTTCTAATTCTCTAAGATAATTTTGCATATCTAATTCGTTTAATTCTGGAAAAGATTGAGTTAAAACAAAAGATTGGAGAATCGTTATTTGTTCATCTATTGTTGCTAACTGGTCGGCGATGTCTGCATTTATGTCGTAAATCTTACCATTATATTTAATTGCTGCGCTTTGAATAGTCCCTGTTTTTATTGCTCCTTCTAATCTTAAAATCTCATTTTTTAAATAATTTAATTCTTGTAAACCTTTTCTCCAGTCTCCAGAGCCTTCTTGAGCCTGTCCCCCTATTGTCGTAGCCATCTGTCCTAAAGTGTTTAATGCTTGTTGCTGTTCATCTATCTTTCTTCCTGTGAAATAACCCGCTATACTTTCAGCACCTTTTATAGCTGCATACGCCCCAATAGCAAAAGCAGAAATTTTCCCAAATAAAGGTTTAGTGATTGCTATGTTCTTTGCAGCATTACCAGCTTGAACTGCTTTTTTTCCTGTTAATATTTTCCCTCCAACGCTATAAGCTAATTTTGAAATACCTAACCCTGCTATTAATTGGGCTCCTGGACTTTCTCCAAATCTTTCTAATGAAGCACCAATATCTCCTGTTATTGTTCCTGTTTCTGTTGGTATTCCTGGGATACCTTTATTTAATGTGCTTAAAACTCCTGTCTTCTCCTCTTCTTTTTGTTTTTCCACAATCTCAATACTTTCTGGTTTCTCTATAATATCTCCTGGTTTTTGTAACCCAAATTCAGAAGGTTCTTCTTTTACTTTTTTCTTTAATTCTATTCCTGGCATTTCTTTAGCTTGTTTCTCTTTAAAAGCTGGTTCTAACTCACCCTCTCTTATTGCTGCTTTAGCCCCCTTCTCCGAATAACCTGCATCTATGTATTTCTTCTTCTTCTTTTCTAAAGTTCTTCTATCCGTCCTTACCATTTTATTTTAATTTTGATTTAATTACTAAACTTAAATCTTGGATTGCTTTAATTAATTCTTTAGTTGTCTTGCTTCTTTCCATTAATAAAAAACAAGTCACAGCTATTGGGAAACCTAAAGTTCCTATTAAATTTATTATTTGTGTTTCTTCCATTATTGCGACCCCTGATATTCTAATTTAGTTTGTCCAGTATTCTTTGCCTCGTCTGCTTGCATATTCTCCATTAGTGAGGGTTGTTTATTTACTTTAATCTTAACTGCTAATTGATTCCATAAATCTTTTTCTAATTCTGTTATCTCTCTCGTCCATATTGGCTCATAAGAAATAACCCCAACTTTTGCCGATGCTTCTGTATTTTCAGCAGTTCCACCAAGAACAACTTTTGGAACTCCTAATTGTTTATAAAATTTATCTTCAAGATTGTTAATATAAAGCATCCACGCTTGAGCTGGTGGAGCTGGAGCTGGTTCGAGCCTTGCCTCTGTTGGCTTACAAGTTAAAATCATAACATCCCCATTCTTTATTCCTGTTGCCATTTCTGTTTTTAAAGTTGTTAATCTTGCAGTGTCTTGTTCATCAACATAAAAAATTAATAAAGAAGACTTGTGCATTATTCTTTTCCAATCTCTATAAGCTTCTTTCAAAGCCTCACAAACCCACTCAACAGCAGAAGTAACAGCTGTCCCATGTGGTTCGTCTAAAATTCTATCGTTACAGAAATGTAGAATATCTTGAGTTCTAAATTTTTCTGTCTTTCCATTACCTTGAACATATTCATATCTTATAATAGCTCCTTTAGGATTCATTATGTGCTTCATTCTTTTTGGGTCAAGTGGTTTAAGATTAATTATGGTTCCCTTGTCATTTCTCATAATTTCAGCATAAGAATCACTACTGAACTTCTTAACATTTATCATATTCCACATTATACTTTGGAAAGTGTCCTCTCCCCATCCTGTGATATTATCGAGCATTACTTTTGTTCTGTTGTCTGTCTCGTAGCCTTGTCCAATTACCCATGTCGCAAAAGCATTTATTGCCGCCCTAAATTCTCCAACATTATAATAAAATCCATAATATTTGTCAGCATTATAGTTAGTCCATTCTTTTTCTTTATCTCCATAGCCCCCATCAGTAACTTTAGGGTCCATACTATAATTAAAGTCTGTTACATTCTCGAAGTCTGTGGTTGTTGTGTTTCCTAACATTAAGTCTGACATTTTATAAATCTATTTTAAAAGGTACTAAAACTTTCATAGCTGCTCTGTCTGTTGCTTCTGGGTCAATTCCAAAACCATCTTCGCTTCCAGCAGTTTTAACATCAATTAATACTCTTAAAATATCTCCTTTTTTAAAGTGAGTTGTAGTTAATGGAACTGGTATAAAAACATTCTGGGCACCAGTTGCATTATCGCTGTAAATTCTGGAACTTATGCTTGTTACTGCTGTTCCTGAAACTTTTTTAAATGTAATCCCAACATTAGTTGTATTTCCAGAGCTGTATAATGCTCCTGAAAGATAACCTGTTCCTTTTACAATTTTTGGAAAATTGAATTCTGATAAATCAAAATTAACTGATTTATTATCTGTATGTAATCTGGTTATAGTGGCTGGGAGAGCAGTTTTCATAAGTTTATAGGTGTTTGCTCCTGAAACATTAGACCTCATTCCGTAAAATATTATTGTCCCAGTCCCCTCTGCTATATCTGTATAATCATAACTTGCGATTGTATTGCTCTGTGCTTGGAATGTTTGTGGTATAAATTTAGGTTCTGCCATTTTAACTTGGTATTGCTAAGTATTTTTTAATTTTTCCATCATCTATCTTATTCATGCCTTGCGAGATGACATTTTGTAAGAAGTTTAATCTTAAAGAAGCTCCGATTGTTCCGATTGCTTCTGGTTCGTAGTTTATAATCCTTTGAGCAATCATTGCGTCCTCAATCTGTCCTAAAACCTGTTTTCCATTTGCTGTGAGGCTTGCGTAATTTGTTATACAATTATATCTTGTCTGTGCGCAAATATCATTTTCTACTTTATCACTCCAATCATCTAACTGGGTAGTGTCCAGAACTATTGCAGCATTAACATTAACGCCAGCGGTTTTTATGCACGCTCCAGAAGTTGTGAATGTGAAAGCCATTATATAGATAAGATTTTTATGTTTTTATATTTTTCCTTTTTTGCTAACCAAGCAGCTCTTATCAATCCCTCTACAATATGGGTGAATCTTCCAAAAATTCTAACTTTTGTTAATCCATGCTTATCTTGGACTCTATCAAACTGGACTGAACGAAATGATGCCTTAATATCTTCTCTATTAAATAATCTTATCTCTCCTTTCTCTCCCATAGACCTTAAATTGTCGTGCATATCCTCATTAAATAGTCTTTGCTTTCCTTCTTCGTTGTTTATTGAAATTGCTCGGTTATTCATTGCAATTATTCTTTTTCTTAGGTCTGTTATTTTTTGTAGATGGTCATAAATTGAAACTCCTAAGGTTCCAGAACCAGCATCAATTCCTGATTTTCTACATTTCCATTTCTTAGTATATTCCTCAACTAAATCTTCGTTGTCAGTAGTGAGTAGTAACTTTCGAGTATAATGGTCTGCTTGAATAAACAATGTGTCACTTACTCTCTTTATAATTTCTGCTGTAAATTGGTCTCCGCCCATTCTTGCTAAATCAAAGCCTCCATAGAATTCCCCACTTATTCTTATCTGTTTAGTTTCATCAACACTACAAATTCTTTCTATCCAATCATCATTATAAAATTGGTTTTTGTCCAGAGATGCAACTCCAAGATATTCCTGTGCATAAACCTTTTCAGACATATCATATTTTTCCTCTTCTAAATGCTTTCTTAGTCCTTCCCTCTGCTCTTCTGTCCAACTTAAACTTATAGGTCTCTCTTCTAAAATCTCTTCTGTGTTTTTTTCCCAGAATTTAAATCTTGCATTTGGGTCTTCTTTAATAATAGTCTTTTCGTAATTATCCCAAAAATATCCTTCTCTTCCGTCAAAAGTTCCCCACATCCATATCCTTCCCCCGGTTGTTGCTAAAATAGGTTTTGCAGCATCGAAAAAGAGCTTTGGTTGGAATGGTGCCTCATCAATCATTAAAACCTGCCCTTCAAATCCTCTCGCACTTGCTCCTGTAGTTCCAACAGGTTTCGCTATTAAAATTCTCCTATTTTTATTTACTTTAATAATAAGTCTGTTTAAAGTTGGTTTATCTTTCCCCTTTCCTAATAAATGAGGGTATTTTCTCTGTGCGTAATTTGTTGCGAATGCTATTATTAGCTGTGCCTGGTCTTCTGTAATTGATGAGCATACTATTTGAGAGGTTGGGTGTGGGTTGTGATGTGTGGTTAGCCATTCAACAGCCTTAACAGCGAATAAATAAGTTGCACCAATTCGTCTTCCTTTTGCTAATGCTATATGGTTCTTTTCATCCTTAATAATTTCTTTTTGCCAATCATCTAATCTTATCATCTAATTATTAAGATTTTTTTGTTTAAATATTTTTTTAAAATTTTGTCGGTGGGGATAACCCAATTAATTACTACTAAGGGACAACTATCGGGGTCTTTTCCCAGCCTCACTCTATCAAAAGTTATTCGGTGTGCCGAATAACTCTAACTATAAAACACTGAATTAAACAATCTGTCAGTCTTCCAGTGTAGTCGGGCAGTCTAAGTGGTAAATCGGTCAGTAGTTAAGGGGGGGGAGAAGGGGGCAAATCCGCGGGGGGGTTTAAAGAAGGAGTTAAAGAGAGAATACAGGGTAAATTCATACTTTCTGTAGAATTGGTGTTTAGATGGTGGTTGAACCAGAGCTAAAGCTCTGTATAGTAAATAGACTATATAAATATAACTAATTCTACAGAAACAACCATTTAATTAAAGAGTAGTGATAAAGAGTTATAAACAAATAAATCCTTAAAAAAGTGGAGTACTAAAAAGGAGCTTAACCTTTTTTAGTCTTGTT